TGGGGGCCCATGGTCCAGGAATTGCCGTAGTAGCGGGTCATCTCACACCTCCTTCGGGGCGACGGCGAGGTGGGCGGCGATCTGCTTGGCCTCGCGGTAGGACGGCGCGGCGACCACCGTGAAGCAGCCGAACTGGGCTGCCCAGACGAGGTAGAGCATGGTGCTCTGGGGCTTTGAAACTGGGGAGTGGTTGTTCATCTCGTTCTCCTTGGCTCGTAGCGGCCAGTGAGAAGCATGGTTCCACGGTTTCGGCCCGTCAAACACAAACTTCAGGAAAGTTTCAAGGTCAATGGAATCATGCAGTTGTGATGTGTTGGCCTGAAACTCGCTTGTTACGTTCCACAGCAAAATGGGCTGCTCTGATACACCTGGATACACTTTGATACACTTGGGCCCAGTTTTACTGTGTCATGCTAAGTTGCTGAATCCATTGACCAATTTTTCGGATAATACAGCTGGAGTGAGTTTCACCCTATTCTCCCGCCATTTTTTTTCTCTCTCTCTTCTTTTCTATTTTTTCCTCCTTTAGAAATTAGAAAGAAGTAGATGTAGCAGGTGTATCAGAGCGCTGCCGCGCCCCACCCCCATTGAGTTGCCGCGGTGCGGTATGAAACTGAGGCTTGGTGTATCAGGTGTATTAGGTGTATCAAAGAAATTTTAAGTGGCTGGTCTGGTTCGACTTAAAAAATTTTCAGGTCTGTCAGGTTGTTGTCAGGTGTATCGGGGGTGGTGCGACCGACCGATCGGTCTACTCTGTCTTCATGCCGAGAAGCGTGAAGGCAGTCCTCACAAAAAATGGCCTGGACACCCGGGAAGAGGCTTTCTGCCAGCACTTCATCGTGTACGGCATCGCGTCCAAGGCCGCGGCGGCTGCGGGCTACGCCCCCACGACGAACACGACCACCCAGATCCTCTCGAAGCCTCGAGTCCAGGCTCGCATCCGCGAGTTGCAGGAGGAGCAGCGCGAGGCCTCGCTGCTCACGAGCAAGCAGCTCCTCGAGGAGCTAGCGAACATGATCACGCTCGACCCGCACGAGCTGCTCGATGAGAACGGTAGGGTCCGCCCGCTGCAAGACATGCCGAAGGCGGTGCGGAAGAGCATCCGCGAGCTGAGCCTCGACGAGATCTACGAGCGCGACGAGGACGGCGTGCGGAGGCTCGTGGGCTACAACCGCAAGTTGAAGGTCTACGACAAGGCGCGGAGTCTCGAGCTGTACATGAAGCACCTCGGCATGCTCACCGAACGGCTCGAGGTGAGTGGCAAGCTGAGCCTGGAGCAACTGGTCAACGCGAGCCTCAAGGACGGAGGCTCGAGTGGCAAGGAAGGCCCCTGACGTAGGTCTGCCCCCCATCACTGGCAAGGTCCCAGGATCGAAGAAGCCATTCACGCTCCCGGACCGGCTTCGCCAGTGGCGCGAGGATCCTGTGCTGATGGTGCGCCAGCTCTTCGGAGTGGAGCCTGATGAGTGGCAGGTCGATGTGCTCCGCGAGTTCCCATCGCGCAACAGGATCGCGATGCAGGCCTGCAAGGGCCCAGGCAAGACCGCGGTGCTCGCGTGGCTGGTGCTCAACTTCCTGCTCACGAGGCCACACCCGAAGTGCGCAGCCACCAGCATCAGCGGTGCGAACCTCAGCGACAACCTTTGGACCGAGCTGGCGAAGTGGATGAACCAGAGCCCGCTGCTGAAGGAGATGTTCGTCTGGACCAAGACCCGCATCTTCGCGAAGGACCACCCAGAGACGTGGTGGATCTCGGCCCGTGCGTGGTCCCAGAGCGCTGACAGCTCGCAGCAGGAGGACACGCTCGCTGGCCTGCATGCCGACTACCTGCTCTTCGTCATCGACGAGGCGGGCGGTGTGCCCAACAGCGTGATGGCTGCTGCTGAGGCAGCTCTCTCGACAGGCACTGAGACCAAGATCCTCATCGCCGGGAACCCGACCCACCTCGCTGGCCCGCTCTTCGACGCTGCGACCCGTGACCGCTCGAAGTGGTTCGTGGTCGAGATCACCGGGGACCCTGACGATCCCAAGCGCAGCCCTCGTGTGAGCGTGCAGTGGGCCCGTGAGCAGATCGAGAAGTGGGGCAAGGACAATCCGTGGGTCCTGGTCAACGTGTTCGGCAAGTTCCCTCCCAGCTCGCTGAACACGCTGCTCAGCATCGCTGAGGTCACGGCTGCGATGGAGAGGCACCTGAAGATCGCCGACTACAGCTTCGCTGCGAAGGTGCTCGGGGTCGATGTTGCGAGGCAGGGGGACGACAGCACCGTGATCTTCCCGAGGCAGGGTCGCGTAGCTTTCCCACCCGTGCAGATGAGGAACGCGACAGGGCCTCAGATCAGTGGGAGGCTGGCCCAGGCCGAGGACAGGTGGGGCGCTCATGCCACCTTCGTGGACGCCACGGGGGGCTGGGGGTGGGGTGTGATCGATGCCCACGACCAGCTCGGGAGGTCCGCGATACCCGTCGAGTTCGCAGGTAAACCCTCGGATCAACAGTACTTTAACAAGCGGACGGAGATGTGGTTCGAGATGGCCCAGTGGATCAAGCAGGGGGGTGCTCTTCCGAACGTACCTGAACTGGTTGCGGAGCTTACGACACCGACCTACACTTTCAAAGGCGACAAGATGCTCTTGGAGCCGAAGGAGCAGATCAAGGAACGGCTGGGTCGCAGCCCCGACTTCGCAGACGCACTGGCGCTCACGTTCGCCGCCCCTGTACTCCCTAGGCCTGAGCAGACGCTCCCCACGGATCCCAACGCCAAGCAGGCGAGCTGGGACTACGACCCCGTCCACTAGGAGGCTGACCATGTGCTTCTCATCCCCCAGCGTTCCAGCAGCCACTCCTCCACCGGCCTCGGCCCAGCCTGTGCAGGAGCAGGACCAAGCTGTCCAGGCCGCGCTCGACCGTGAGCGCATGAGGCAGGCTGCGAGGCTCGGCAAGCGCAGCACGATGCTGACCGGGGCTGCTGGGCTCTCGGCACCGAGCACGCCAGCACCGAAGACGATGCTCGGAGCCTGACGTGACATCGCGCCGAGAGCACTTTCGGAAGCGACTCTCGGCCCTTGAGACCGAGCGCTCCAACTGGGATCCGCACTGGACGGACCTTTACGACAACATCAGCCCACGCAGCCCTCGGTTCACCTCCAAGAACGACAAGCAGAGCCAGGGCAACAAGCGCATCAACAAGCTCTTCAACAGCACCGGCACCATCGCACTCAGGACCCTCGTGTCAGGTCTGATGAGCGGCGTGACCTCGCCCGCGAGGCCCTGGTTCCAGCTCCGCAACCTCGACCGACCGCTGAACGAGAGCAGGGCTGCGACGTGGTGGCTGGAGATGGCCCGCAACACCACGCTCGAGGTCTTCCTCAAGAGCAACCTCTACACCACCCTGCCGTCGGCCTACCGTGACCTCGGCATCTGCGGCACCAGCGCTATGGTCCGCGAGCCTGATCCCCAGAGCGTGGTCCGGTTCAGACACCTCCCGGTGGGCTCGTACTACATCGCGAGCGACGCTGAGGGGCGAGTGAACACCTGCTACCGCAAGGTGCAGATGACGGCTTCGCAGATCATCACGAAGTTCGGTGAGCAGAACTGCTCGACCACCGTGAAGGACGCGTGGAAGCGTGGCAACACCGAGCAGCTATTCGAGGTCTGCCATGCCGTGGAGCCCAACGCTGAGTGGGACGAGCAGAAGGCCTTGTCGAAGTACAAGCGCTTCATCTCGGTCTACTTCGAGGTTGGTGGCGATGTCTCGAGCGAGCCCGAGTTCCTCAGTATCGGTGGGTTCGACGAGTTCCCCGTCATCGCCACACGGTGGGACGTGACCGGCGAGGACGACTACGGCACGAGCCCCGGCATGGAGGCCCTCAGCGACATCAAGACGCTCCAGGTGATGGAGCGCCGCAAGCTCCAGGCACTCGACAAGATCGTCAACCCCCCGATGGTCGGCCCCACCTCGCTGAGGAACCGCAGGTCTTCGGTGCTCCCAGGCGACACCACCTACGTCGATGATGCCTCGGTGAACGGTGGCTTCAGGCCCGCGTACCAGATCACGTTCCCGTTCAACGAGCTTCTGGAGAGCATCAACGCCACCGAGAAGCGCATCAGCGACGCGTTCTACAAGGATCTGTTCCTGATGATCTCGCAGATCGACACGGGCGTGACGGCCACCGAGATCGCAGCGAGGCAGGAAGAGAAGCTGATGATGCTCGGGCCCGTCTACCTCAGGCTCAACGACGAGATGCTGGATCACACGGTGGAGGGCACGTTCCAGTACATCCTCAAGGCCGGGATGCTCCCTCCCCCACCTCCTGATCTGCAAGGCGCTCCTCTGGGTGTGGAGTACATCTCCATCATGGCCCAGACGATGAAGAGCGTCGGAGTCGCGAGCATCGACCGGCTGATGACGTTCACCGGAAGCCTCGTGCCACTGGCACCTGAGGTGCTCGACAAGATCAACCTCGACAAGACGGTGGACCACTACGCCGAGATGGTGGGCGTGCCGTCCGATCTCCTGCAAGACGACCAGAAGGTGGCCCAGATCCGAGGCCAGCGCATGCAGGCCGCTCAGATGCAGCAGGCCGCGGCCATGGCACCCGCGATGGCCGGTGCGATGAAGGACGCGTCGCAGGCCGACCTCAGCGGCGACAACCCACTCAGCAGGCTCATCCAGAACCTTCAGGGTGCTCCCACTCCTCCCGTGCCTGGAGTCCAGTGATGTCTATCGAAATCATCACCTCCATCCTCGTCGGGTTCTTCGGCTTCGTGCTCGTGCTTCTCCTCTCCGTCCTCGGGTTCTTCATCATCCGGTGGATCAAGGGGTGGGATAAGAGCATGGAGCTGCTCAACCAGAGCCTCGAGAAGCTCAGCTCCGCGGTCACCAAGCTGGACGGCAAGGTGGACCAGATGGACAGCGCTATCGCTGCTCACGACAAGATGATCGAGCACATCCAGAACAAGGGGTGCGGCCATCCCGAGTGCCCGATGTGGCAGGGGAGGCCCGTGTGAGCAACCGGAAGCCGATCATCGAAGGCGAGGAGGAGCTGGTCCTCGAGGCCAAGACTCGTCACCGCAACGCGACGCGGCAGAGGGTCGAAGATCTCAAGTCCGTCATGTCCCTGCCTCACGGACGGAGGTTCGTGTGGAGCATCCTCGAGACCACCGGACTGTTCCGGACCTCGTTCACTGGCAACGCCGCGACGTACTTCAATGAGGGCATGAGGAACGTCGGGCTGAAGGTCGTGGGAGACCTCAGCGAACATTGCCCTGAACTCTACCTGCTCATGCAGCAGGAGCAACTGAAAGGAGAGCGCGATGAGTGACCCGAGCGCTGCCCAGGCAGCCACGCCCGACACCTCGCCGACCCCCGCCGCCGAGCCAGCCACGCTGCTCGGCTCTGCGCCCGCGGCCACCGATCCCCCGCAGGGCGATGCAGGACAGGCCCCCAACCCGGACGAAGGACAGCAGCCCCAAAAGGACGGCACTGAGCCACCGGCGAAGGCACCTGAGAAGTACGAGTTCAAGTTCCCCGAAGGGGTCACTCTCGACCAGGGTCTGATGGAGCAGTTCGAGCCTGTCGCTCGCGAGCTTGGTCTCACGAACGAACAGGCCCAGAAGCTCGCGGACCTCCACCTCATGTCCCGGACGCAGGAGCTGGAGCGGCACAAGGCCGAGTTCAACTCCATGATGCAGGGGTGGGCATCGTCGGCGAAGAGCGACAAGGAGATCGGTGGGGAGAAGTTCGATGGCACGCTCGCCGCGGCCAAGCTCGCGGTGGACAAGTTCGGCACTCCCGAGCTGAAGCAGGCCCTCAATGATTCCGGTCTCGGGAACCATCCCGAGGTCATCCGCGTGTTCGCACGCATCGGAAAGGCCATCGGAGACGACTCGTTCTCTCCGGGCCAGTCCAGCGCTCCGAAGCAGAGCGTCGAGCAGACGCTCTATCCCACCATGTTCACCAAGTAAGGAGACGACGCGATGTCCGTCCTGACCGCAACCAACCCCACGCTGATCGATCTCGCTCAGCGCATGGATCCCGATGGGAAGATCAGCCCCATCGTGGAGCTGCTGAACCAGACCAACCAGATCCTCGAAGACATGACCTTCATCGAGGGCAACGAGCTGACCGGCCACACCACCACGATCCGCACGGGCCTCCCGGCTCCGACGTGGCGCAAGCTGTACGGCGGGGTCCAGCCTGCCAAGAGCACGACCGTGAAGGTCCGCGATTCGTGCGGCATGCTGGAAGCCTACGCCGAAGTGGACAAGGCCCTGGCCGACCTCAACGGCAACGCCGCTGCGTTCCGGCTCTCCGAGGACCGTGCCTTCATCGAGGGCATGAACCAGGAGTTCGCCCAGACGCTGTTCTACGGCGACGAGTCCACCGCCCCCGAGGAGTTCACCGGGCTGGCTCCCCGCTTCAACCTGTCCACCGCCGAGAACGGCTCCAACGTCATCAAGTCATCCCGAAGGGCTCGCAGGCTGGCCTGAAGGTGACGGACAAGGGTGTCGTGACCATCGAGAACGCGGACGGCAGCAACGGTCGCATGGAAGCGTACCGCACCCACTACCGCTGGGACGTGGGCCTCACGGTCCGCGACTGGCGCTACATCGTCCGCATCTGCAACATCGACGTCAGCGCCCTCACGAAGAACGCCGCCAGCGGTTCGGACCTCGTGGACCTCATGGCCCAGGCCCTGGAGGTCGTGCCGTCCCTCAGCATGGGGCGTCCGGTCTTCTACATGAACCGCACCGTGCGCAGCTACCTGCGCCGCCAGATCGTCTCGAAGGTCGCCAGCTCGACCCTCACGATGGATCAGGTCGCTGGCAAGCACGTCATGTCCTTCGACGGCGTGCCGGTCAAGCGCTGCGACCAGATCCTCGGCCTGACCGGCGGTGTCGCTGCCGAGTCGCTCGTCTCCTGATCCACCACCACAACCTGAAAGGAACCTCAACATGATCCTCGATGAACGCACCGAGTTCGCCGATGCCGTGTCCCTCGTGGGCACCGCTGCGGCGACCGCTGTCCTGGGCGACGTGATCGACCTGGGATCCGTCCCCACCCTCCGCGACATCGGTCGCAACAAGCAGCTCGAGCTGGTGATCGGCATCGACACCACGGTCCTCGCCGCGGGTGGTGCTGCCAACGTGACCTTCAAGCTGGTGAGCGACTCCACGTCGAACCTCACCACCTCCCCCACGACGCACTGGAACTCCGGTGCCATCGCGAAGGGGACCCTGGTCGCTGGCTACCAGCTCCGGGTGCCGCTGCCTGTCGGCGACACCTACGAGCGCTACCTCGGCGTGACCTTCACGCCCGACACCAACGACACCACGGCTGGGAAGGCCAATGCCTTCCTGACCCCGCTGTCGTCCGGCAATCCTGCCTACACCGACTTCTCCTGAGGAGGTGACCAATGAGGATGCGAGCCATCGTGACCGGCGTGATCAACAGCCGCCGGGTCAGGGCCGGGTCGATCATCGAGTACGATGGGCCCACCCTGAAGTGGCTCGTTCCTGCGGAACCCGAAGAGGGGGCTTCGGCCCCCTCCAAGGGCCCCTACCAGGACGAGCCGAACGGGAACTTCTCAGCGCCTGCGAAGGCCGCTGGCGAGTCTGAGGAGGTCACCATCGCGGGCAAGAAGGGCACCGTGATGAAGACCCTCCGAGACCACGTCCACTCGGTGATCTGATGAGCGACCTTGGTCTTGGAATGGACGAGACGAGGGACGAGAAGCCCGAGCTTCGGCTGGTCGGGAAGCAGATCGCGCTGGCTGGTCTGTCGAAGCCCGAGGTGGGCCAGAAGTTCGTGCTGCGTGCGGTCGTCAAGATCGACGAGGTGTACAGCACCGCTCCCCCTGACGGGAGCAAGAACTAC